ATACACACTTGCCCAACCATTAACATGTGTACCATTATTTTCGCGTGCGTATAACCAAGGTAAATATTGAGCAGGTGTCATACTTCCGTAATCATTATGGATAACCACGCCTTGAACACTTGGCTTTTGAGCTGTAATTTTATTACCTTTGATATGGTTAGAATAAATATGTTTCAATTGTTTCTCACTTCCATTCTTAGATTTATCTTGCTTTGCATTCAGCTTACTAATATCGTACTTTTCGATTGGCAATCCGCTGCATACTTCTGCTTTCTCATCATTTAAATCTGTTCCTTTAGGACGTAATTGTAAATGAAGATGTGCATTCATAGGATTATCATAATAGTTGGATGAACCTTGCAGTCCTACAATGTCGCCTTGATTGACTTTATCACCTTTTGAGAATCGTAATGAATTACGTTGCAAGTGGCCATAAATCCAATCGTTACCATTGGCATCTCTGATTTCCACTGTGCCTCCAAAATTACCATGTGTTTCAGAAGTGACTACTGTACCGCTAGTTACTGCAGGGATGTCGTTAGTTGCATTAGAATATAAATCAAACGCTCTGTGGTAACCATTACAAAATGAATCGTAGTTCACTCCGTTTTCTTGGTAGTTACGATAGCCATAATTGTTTGGATAACCATTATATTTACGTGGGTCGGATGAAATCTTCCAACTTTGTTTAGTTAGATAATCGATAGCAGTTAACATCTATTTCAGCCCTTTCTCTTTTAAATAATCCTCTTGATCACGTGCTGATTTCTTCACAATAAACGTATTCTTCCACACACCATATGCGACTAATGCAAGTGGTAATCCAGTATTGATTACATTAATCCATGCATCTACTGTTCTTGGGTTAATCCATTCCGCGCTGATTCCACTTGCTTGCAGAGCAAGGTATAACGCCCCGAGAAAACCACCGATTAAAGCAATGTATTGTTTAATTTTATCTTCCATTTAACTCACTCCTTTGAAATAGTAAAAAGCCGACGCAGTGCGCCGACTTAGAAAAATACTTGTGCAAATCCAAATGCCGCAACGATAACCGCAACTACGCCTGATATAATTGCGACACCTATTTGTGTGTTGCCTTTTTGCTTTTCAGAAATGACGCTTTGGACATTATGCAAGGTGTCATCATGTGACTTGACTTTATATTTAATATCAATCACTTCATCACCTAAACGTTCCATTGTTCCACTCAGCTTTTCTAAATGCTTCTCAGAACGCTCTTGTGATTCGAAGGAGCGCTCTTGTAAGGATATTTGCCGATTGACCGTCTTTTCTAATGTGTTTATTGCTTCTGTATGCTTACGGTCATTATCATTGATACGTTCGTATATCTTATTCTTAGCAGCTTCGAATTCATGTTTTGCCAGATATTCACTTGCGTTTGTCATTGAGCATCATGCCTCCGATAAACGCCATACCGCCGCTTTTGGCAGTCAATACCGCAAATTGCGCCCATGTCAACCAGTTAATCGCATTGTATATACTTGCGCTTGCCATTAAAAAATAAATAATAGATGCACCGATACCGCCGACAATTAAAAATATTTGGCATGTGTTCGTCAAACGATACCTCGGTATCAACCATGCTGCCGCGAATAGAATTATTGCGACAATCATTAACAATAACCCCCATATCCAAATAGGCATCACATCATTCAAAGCTGAATAAAATTCCGAATCTGCAATCACTTCATCATCTTCTACAAACCAAAATAAACCTCTCATAAACGTAAAAATCGCATAGCCTGCAATCATCACAAAAGCGAGTGATTCGCCTAAATCCTTTCGCATAAATTCACCTGCTTTCTATAAAATAAAGAACCGCAATCAGAATGACTGCGATTCTCTTAAATAACAACGTCGTATACTTCCGGCTCTGAATACTCTTCTCGTACATCAGGTATCTCATCTGCCAGTGCTTTGTTTAATTCGTCCACAGTCAGTAATGTTTCTCCTTCTTTCAGTCGGATATTAGTACCGTCAAAATATACCTTGTTAGCTTGTCTTGCGACTTGTTCTGTTGTGCGTAATACTTTGTCGAATGACTGTGTAGGTACAATATCACTGCCTGCTTGAACGATGTTGAAATTTCCTTCATCATCTAATTTCAAAAATAATAGCCAATTCATAAAATCAACCCCTCATATAAATTCTTGTACTTCTGATGCATGCCTTATCTGTGGAACTTCCACCCACACGTCTGAATTTCAAATAACATTGTAATGGTTGATAGGTAGGTACGCCTAAGTCAATTTGAATATTGCCATGCGTTTCATTAGTCGCTTTTGATACAGGTATCAACTGCGTAACTGTTCGGTTCTCTCCTGTCGGATTACCGAATTCTTGAACCATAATTTCTACATCACCTGCATCAGTAGAGTTTGCTGCATCCCAACTGGCTGCATAAGATATGGATAAATATCGTGACTTATGCGACGTATAAAAGTATTCGAAGTATTGAGGTGAGCTTTCTTTTGTCAAATTGACTCGACCGTCAAACTCGACAGTATGATATCTCAATGGATTCTTTTGTATTTCTAAATCCATTTTCAATAATCCATCTACAATGTATTCTGCACCGTCAGGGCGTATTATCGTTATCCCTTTAGGTTGTATAACGGTTCTGGATAAACTGTTTTTATCATAGGCGACGAACTGATCACCGTTCATATACATCAATGCATCTTTACCGATAATATTGACGTTTTGTGTTAATAGTGACCCTGTTGTAATCGCATTGGCGACAATACCTTCCGCTGTGATTGCAGTTCTGCCAGTATTGCCGCCGTCTGTAGATAAAACAAGACCGCTGCTGTTTAAAATCAAGACGTTATTAGGATTATTCTTTTCGACTGCAAGCAATCCATTATCCGCAAAGGTTAATTCACTGGAAGTATTTTGTACTTTAGCAGTCATGGAGCGCACTACATTATCTAAGGCAAAGAATGGAAGCACCCTGTTGCCTTTCAAAATCTGCTGCATATCTCTGACTGTACCTGATAAACTCGAACCATAGGAATCTGCAATACCTGCAGAACCGAATGTGATTTCCATATCCAAAATTTGCCCTGTATCGCTCACATTTCGCACAATTTTAACAACACGTATTTCAGTGTCTAAATCAATACGCTCATCTACTAAAAATACTCTATCTCCAAGTTTTGCATGCTGATATTCGTAACCATGATTGCTCATGTCATAAATATCCGCTGTAAAAGAAATCTGCAGACTTTCATCCACAACTTTTCGCATCATTCTGTCTAATGTTTCTACTTTAGTGACACGTCCGTCTTTGACGGGCGGTGCTTCACGTCTGTGTCCGATAACTGATTCTAAAGGCGATACATACTCACGTTTCAATTTAGCTTTATCTGCTACTTGTACATTTTCTTCATCATCTGAATAATCTCCGAAACCTTGAATGTAGGTGAACATATCATCCGCATTGACTTCTTTTGTGATGTCTTGTGAGTTGACTTTGTATCGGTATTCGAAGTTCGCATCATCTCCGATTTTACTGTGGAGATAAACGACATTACCTAAGATGTTGATTTCATAACCGTATCGTTCGATAAGAGTTTTGAATACTTCAAGTTTTGTCTCTCCGTCACCTAACCCCTCAAACCGCTCTGATGATGCATTAGCAACAATCTGATATGTGAATGGGTCATCTGGTTCAAAAACTAAATTAAAAGCTTCGTTCACTGTCAGACTTGCATCAATACGTTGATATATACGTGTACGTTTCATCCAGTCCAATATTTCTAATCTTGCTACTACACTGATGAAGTATTTATCGCCATAGCCTTTGACCTGACTTGAAATAATTCGATATTCTTTGTTTTCGAATAAAATAATCCACATCTTCAAATCATCATATTGATCCATAAAAATTCTGTTCTTGCCTGTGTAATGAATTTCTAAATCAATACGTTCATCACCATTGATTTCTTGTTCGTGTTTGATAACACCTTGCAGGAAATATTCTTCCCCCTTTAAATCTCTGATGAACATCATATCTTCCAAATATAATCACCTCTCTGACTGCAAAATAAAAAGGCTGGCATAGTGCCAACCTGTTACAATAAATCATTAACCAACGGCAACTTGCCGAATCCGAAATAACCTTCGAATCGATATACTTCGTTCGGTTGCGTTACGTGATTTGTATAAGTTTTAGGATATAACTTCTGCAAATACTCATTTCTGTGCTGAATCGCAAATAAATTAGAACCCCACTCATCACCATCTCGTGTGGATGAACCTAATCTTAAAGTTTCATAAGGATTAATATTATCTACAGTTGCATAGTAACTATCAAAGTCAGTGCTTAACGCAGCGTATGAGTAAGGTGCTTTTTCTGCGATATATTCATAACTATTATCAAATATTTTAATATTGTAATTCTGTCTGTTGGATGAAACGATTCTATTAGCAAATGCAGGATTGACTGTAAACATATTGACATAGCCGTTCCTTACAGTAACTGATTTATACCATGTCCACGTAGTGTTAAATTTAACGCCTCTTGATGTGATCGTAGCCACAATCAATACTCTGCATACCGGTTCAGTTGCATTAGGCATAAACCCGTACAAGTCTTGCAAGATTTTCATTTCTTTAAATGTCTTGGCAGTGCTTGCTACGTTCATACTCACTTCTGCATTGTCTAAAATTAATTTCTGTGTACCTTTTGTGCCTAATTTCAAAGTGCCTGTACTGTTATGTTCAGGTATCCATGCTCGATTGCCTGCGTCGTCGACATCAAACGCAAATTCTTTGTTAGAATCATATAATACATTGATATTTTGCGATTCATCTACTGTTATTCTGAAAGTTTCTGTACGCGTATCCGTTCCTGACGTACTGTTCTGTTTAATCCAACCTCTTGCAGGCGAACTGCTAGGAGGATATTGTGGGTCGGCGCCGACAAACTTCAATTCTAATTTATGTGGTCCTTGTGGTAAGTTAGTAGCAATCACTGCTTCGCCTATAGATGACTGAATGAGTGTACTGCTTGATTGTGCGTCTAAATGTGTACTGAATGATGATACTTTTTGTCCATCGATATACGCGTCCCAAATACCACCACGTGTATCTGTATAGTATCTGAATGCAATACCAGAACCTGTAAAGTTGTAAGTAATTACAGATGCTGTATCAGTCACATATATATTATCTCCACCACCGGATACTGTCGAACCTGTCAGCATAGCTGTATTAAAACTTTTATACTGCGTGCTTGATTTATTTGTGGTTAAATCCACATTTCTGAATTTGATAAAGTCATCATTTGTATCTTTTGTGAATTGCAATGTGTAAGATTCCGACTCGTTGATTTTTAATTTTGCTTTTAAATTTCTATCCCCTAAAATTTCTAAAGTATTACCGTCAGCAGTCGCGCTGTTTTCATTTAAAAAGTTCATATAACTGACTTCTCTGCTTTTATCTTCATTATATATTCTCACTGCATCTTGGCTGTTCAATCTTTCGTTCAACGTTGTATAACTTGCTCTTGCATCCACAACTTCAGTGTCAGAAGTACCGCTTTCAGCAATGATATTATCAATACGCTGATTGGCTGCGATATTTTCTGAATTGATTCTTTGCGCTTCTTGCAGAGTCGAAGTTGCTTCTTGTGTAATTTGATCAACTTTTTCAACACCGCTGTATAAATAATCGAACTTCAATGAATCTTCTGTTGCTTTTTGCGTATAAGAAGTTTCTAAGCTAGACAACGACTTTTTAACAGTACCTGTGTCATTAAAAAGTTGAATCATATTATCATTTAATCCCAAATTTTCGCTTCGATTCCATTTAGGACCATGTACGTGCCTCATCATTAATTTTCACCTCTATTTAAAGTAAAATGGAAAATCGAATTGTATATTTATCATTTCTCCACCTGTGTAACTGATTTTATTCAGTCCCGGCGCCAAACTGATATACTTTCTGTTTGTTTCTCTCAACCGATTGGCCTGCATACCGACAAAGGCTTCAATACCGTTTAAATCTACAGTATTGCCTGTACGGGGCGCTCGATACTCAAATGTCTCGCCGGTCGTATGATTAGTCAGTTTGAAATTCCCGTCGGTTTTTAGCTGATACAGTCTTATTTTTAAATCCATGTTTCTTGGGTCAACTGTTAAATTACCGCCATTCCATACATAAAATGTATTAGTATCAAAAGTATAATTCGGATAATCCAAATTAATATTATCTGCAAAACCGAACTTATCAGAATCTGCATTATAACCTTCTAATTCAAGTTCTTGCGTTTTCCATTTAGTTCGCCAGAAAGGAAGACCTGAAATTTGTGGGCTGATTTCAAATGTTGAGTACCAAAAACCATAACGTTCAGGTGTAAATGTTTCATCGACAGTGATAGGCAATACTCTTGTCGGTAAGCGATTGTCGGAAACATATAAAAATGGATATTTGTCGAACAAATCATAAATTTCATCACGTTGTAATCTGTAATCGTGCGTTCCATGATAATGTTCATTTACAAAATTAAGTTTTATTTCTCGTCCTTTGTAATTGAAACCGTAATTTATATTACCGGGTATACCGTCAATTGTTTGTGTTTTTCTTTCTTTTTCAATAGATGAAACAAAAATATCCAGCGGCTTTACGCCAACTGGATACTTAATTTCATTCATATTTGGATCATACAATGTGAACCCCAATAGTTACCACCCTCTCATTAATTGTGTCTGAGCGTTAGAAGCGTTATTTCCGTTAACTATATTTGCTAAATCCCTACCGCTTGGCATGTAATTTTTATCTCTGATTTGCTGATTAGATTGTTCGATGTTCTGACTAGAATTTAATAACGCATCCATTCTTGAAAGAATTTGTTTTAATATACCATTTTGTTCTTTGATGTCTGTATTTTCTTGCGATAAACGTTTCAGCTCCAACTGTTGCATTGTCTCTTGTTGCTTATTCGCTCTGATTTCATCAGCATATCTTGAAATAGCATCATACACAGCTGTCTGTACTTTACTGAAGATGTCTGAGTTAATCACACTTTCAATTGCTGCAATCGATACGTCATTCGGTATAATTTGTTCGCCTCCGCGAAGGTTTAAAATCTCGCCGCCTTTTTCAAATAACATAGATAAACCTTTAGGCGCGTAGTTTGTACCTTTAGCAAAACGTCTTGAACCTCGTGGACCCCAACCGCTTCGTCCATACTGAATATCATTTGCCCAGTTACTGTTGTTGAAGAAAGCTAATAACTGATCATATCCGCTTGTGATATTACCGTGACCTTTAACTTTGTATGCATCAAACGTAGAAGGTACATATTGTAATAAACCGCGAGCCGGCGTGCCGCGTAAGTTGTTAATATCGCCGATGTTACCTTGTGTAATACCTGCATCACCGCCTGATTCACGTTGAATCTGTGCAATGATACCGTTGATTTGTGCATTTGTGGGATTAACCTTCATCTTTTTAGCTGCTTTGACAATAGTTGATCTCCATGCTGAAGGTGCTTGTTTCCCTTCGGATTTGCCACCGCTTGCCATTGATGCAAACTTCTCAGGGTCTATTGTGTTTCGGTTAGTAATGAACGGACTGTTGCCTTTTTCGACTTGGTAATGTAAATGGGGGCCTGTTGTCCATGCTCCGGAGTTACCTGTTTTAGCAAACGCTTCACCTTGTTTTACTTTTCCTGTTTTCAAAATACTAGATAAATGCAAGAAGAACTGTGTAAACTTGCCGCTTAATAATTTAGCTACTAAACCGCCACCGTGGTCGCTCATGCGTGAAACTGTACCGCTAGTAGGCGCTTTTAAAGTTGTACCAGACGGTGTACCGTAGTCAATACCATAATGACGTCCACCATTGAAGCCGTATCCTGGTACTGGCGCATTTGGTGAATAAGGTGTTGTTTTAGGATACTTGTCGAATGAAGATAAATCAGCGCCTCCGCCTTCTTCTAACCAACCGTCAAATAAGTTTTTAACACCGTTTTTTAATTTTTTATACATAGCTTTCATTAATCCGCCGAGTATATCGCCTTTTAAAAAGTCAAAATTAACACCTGCTGCACCTAAAACTTTATCTACTAATTTTCCGGGGTTTTCCATATAATCCATAACATCGCCGATTGCATCAAACGCGCCTTTAGCAACGTTTTTAGCTGTATCTACTGCTTTCATGCCCACATGTTTAGCGCCATCACCAATACCGTTTATAATTCCGCTACCTTTTTTCTTAGCTTTATCCCACAAGGTTCCTTTAGCGAATTTTGGCAGATTGCTGTGATTGCTTAACATTGCATGAGTCTGAGCACCATTATACACAGTTGAACCTTTCGGTAAGTACGCTGTTGTATCCCTATTCGGTGTGATTGCCGTTTTTCCGTTTGGATAGCGAATCATTTCATGCCTGAAACCACCTGGACCATTGCCTTTTCCTTTATCACCAACAGTTGCGAAAGTATCACGATTAATTTTTCCGTTAGTTACAAAATTTTGGGTGTGTGTTGATTCAGTACCTGTAGATAGTTTTAATTTAGGTATTTTATCCATACCTATTTTGCCGGCTACCCAGTTTACACCATCGATTAATTTATTTAAACCACCTTTTACTTTATCAACCATATCATTGATGAAACCTTTAATTTTACCGATGATACTGGATAAACCATCTTTCATTTTGTTAAAGGTACCGACAACTTTATCTTTCAAACCTTGAGCCAAACTAGTTACTTTTGACTTGATCGCGTTCCAACCGTCGATAATTAAACTCTTTGCTTTACCTGTTAAATCACTGACTGCTTTTTTCAAACTATTAAATCTGCTGGATACCCCGTCACGTAAATTCTGTGCTAAATTTACGACTTTTGATTTTATGGCAGACCATGTATTTGTCATAAATGACTTAACAGCATTGAAAATCGACACTATGGAACTTTTTAGAGCGTTGAAAACACTCTTTACCGAATTGTATAAATTTTTAGCAAAACTTATAACTCTGTTTTTAATATAATTCCATACACTCACTGCAATATTTTTAATAGTATTGAAAATTGAACTTATTGAATTTTTTAATGTATTAAATGTGTTTCTTACACCGTTATAGAGTGTTTTAACTATTGAAACAACTGTGTTTTTCAAAAGCGTCCATACTTTTATTGCATTAGATTTAACAGCATTGAAAACAGATGATACAAATGAGCGTAACCCGTTAAATACTGTTTTAAGTATAATAATCCAACCTTTAACAACTAAAAGCACACCCGTTTTTATGGCATTCCATACTGTGATTGCTACTGATTTGATACCGTTCCATAAATTAGTGAAGAAAGTTTTCAAGCCGTTAAACACAGCACGCAAAGTATTTATCCAAGCACGTGCAATCGTTAGAACTCCCGCTTTTATAGCATTCCATACTGCAATAGCGGCGGTTTTTATACCACTCCAAATAACACCTAGCGCTACTTTTAAAGCTTGTATTGGGTTTTGTACCGCGAATTTAATCGCATTCCATGCTGCAATCGCACCGAACTTCAGTGCATTCCATACCGCAATAGTTGTTGTTTTAATTCCATTCCAGATTCCTATAATATATGGTTTCAAGAAGCCAAATACTGCCATTGCACCATTTTTAATCGCATTCCAAGCGGTGATAACACCATTGCGGAAACCATCATTCGTTTTCCACAAATGAACAATGCCTGCAACAAGCAATCCGACGATTGTTATAATGATACCGATAGGACCAGTCATGAATCGTAATGCTAACCCTAAACCTCTAGCGCTGATTGCAGCAATTTTTGTTGCTAAACCGAATTTACCAGCCATAACTGCACTTAAGGCCATTTCCCCTTTAGCTACTTTCATAGCTATAGTTAAAATACCTGTGTTTGCAGCAAATAGTTTTGTTTTAATTGAAGCAATCGCGCCTGCATTACCGAATAATGTTGTTGCACCTGTTGCACCGAGCAATGCGCCTCTGATTAAAAGTATCGGTTTAGCAGCAAGCAATGTTGCACCGCCTAAAGCGGTAACCAAACCTAAGATACGACCAATCATAGGATGTGCATTAGTCATTGCTGCACTCCATTTGAAGAATGCACTTGAAATACTCAATACAACTGCACCGACTGGTGCCATTCCTTTGATTAATCCCCATAACGTCTGTGTAAGTCCTTTAAGCAATTCCCATACTTTAGGACCATTTGAATTTAAGTATGCAATAAAATCTTTGAAGTCTTGTGTGTTTTTTAATTCTGTCGCCCAACGTCTGAAACCTTCCGTCACACTCTCAATCCCCATCAAAACTGTGTGGGAATGTCCGCTGAACGCTTGGAACAAACCGAAGATACCCATAAAAATATTGCCGAAAATTCTTCCGACAATAGGTAAGTTGGTTTTAGTATATTGTATAAATTGAGCAATACCATTATTGGTACCCATGCTGTTTGCCCACGCGTCGAATTTTGCAGCCATACTTTCAATGCCCGCACCTACCCAAGTGAAGAGAGGGGCGAACTGGACCATGATATTGGTAAGTCCGTTCATAGCCGATTTACCTGCACGCAACAAGTTGCCGAACACATTGACACCCACAGAGTTGATCATAGCAAATGCTGCTTTTGCATTATTGGATGTTGTGACCCATTTGTACATATCCGCACTTGCTTCGGCAATCAGACTGCTTGTGCGTTGAATAAACGGATTGAACTGTGTAAGAGAATATCTTGCAATGTTGATACCGTTGGCCATTGTATTGAAAATAGATGCTTGATTCGATTGCACAATCGATTTCCATTGTGTTTGTAGACCGCTTAATGAAGTTTTATAACGTGATAATTCTGCAGTTGCACGCATCTCTCCATCTTCAACCATTTTCAAAGCAGTAGTAGACATGCCTGCAAATAATGTGACTGCACCTAATGCACTGGCATAAGCACCACTTAATCCGATAGCACCGCCCGATAGTGCAACAAGCATACCTCCGACACCTGCACCTGCACTGACAATAGAACCCATAATCGGTACAATCGCAGATAAATTGGAAACCATTATTCCGCCGATTACACCTTGTGTCAATTCCCCGATACTTCGTAAGGTTGTAGCGATTCTATCCATCTGTTCGCGCGCACCTGTCCATGAACGACCTGCAACTGCTGCAAGTGTTTGCTGACGTCTGTATTCCGCTAATTCGTCTGATGTTTCATCAATACGTCCCTGCAACACTTGAAAAGCAACTGTTTCTTTCATTATGTCATTACGTAATTTATCCGCTGCACTACTACTTGCACCGTGAGCTCTTGAAACTTCATTTAAATTCTTTTTTAACAATTCAATATTTGCTTTTGATTTAGTCAAAGTATAATTCATTGTAGTTAGATGATTTCTAAAATCTTCCGCGCCTTTAGATGACTGTTTAAAAGCAATTTCACTTAATTTAGCCCGATTGCGCAATTCACCCAAACTATTTTTTACTTTTTCTGTTGAACGATTGAATTGTTGATGCGCTACTTGTGTTTGTTTTAATTCATTTTCATATTGATTCAGTTGATTTTCAGCTTGAGCAACTGACCTTGAAGCTTGTTGAAGTTTAATCTTTTGTTCATCAGTTATTTTATTTGATTTTGATAATTCTTCACGCATATTTTCTAAATCAGATTTACGTTTTTTAAGTAATCCGCTTTGCAAGCTCATGGCTTTTCCAAGTTGTTTTTCTCTATCAGCAAGTTGCTCCACACTCAGTTCATTGCGCTTAAATTCACTACGCTGGTCTTTTAACGATTTATTGATTTGCTTTAAATTTCGTTCAAGCGTCGTCTTACTGGCTTTCAGAGGGTCGACATCCATTGATACCTCTGCTCCCAAGTTGAATTCTGCCATTATCCCACCTGCCTTTCTATAAGATTGCCATCATTTGTTCTGGACTTAATGCACCAGACTTTGCAACCTTTGCATTTTTTTTGCGCTTTTTGCCACTGAAGTATTTGTTGAAATCTTCCATGACGATTGCGTCTACTTCATGTGGTTTATACTGCATATCTTCGATAAAATGACGATATACGTCATAAATATCTTGTTTTATTTCGTTTGGCTTTTTGCTGTTTTCTTCGTCGACTTCCCCGATTTATTGTTGTCTTTAAAAATTTGCGCATATGTTTCAATAACATCACCATTAATTACAGTTAATCCGTTCATCACTTCGTCATAAGTAAATTGTTGATCGAAAACATCTACTAATAGCACGGCTAATTCATCATGGATATCAAAGTCCTCAGAAAATTTATCTTTACTTTCTTCTCTTAATGCTTCAGCTTTACTTTCAAATTCCTTATATTCTTCTGTGTTTTCCAACTCTTCCATCTCATCAAAAATTTCGTCTATCTTTTCTTTATCTTCTTCATTCTCCAGCTTTTCTTGAACCTTACTGATTTTATTTAAAATGGTACGATGCTTTCTATATAGTTCTTGCATTTCTTCAAAAGTCCCACCAATATTTTGCAGTTTTGTTTCAAATTCACTGCGTTTTTTCATAATACCTAACGTCATATCTTTTTTAGTGAAAATTTTGTTTTTACCATCAATTTTAATTGTTACTTTAGCCATTTATACTCGCTCCTTTTTTTATATAAAAAATAGGCGTCCTGTTACAGACGCCTTATGTTAATAATTAAGCTGTTGGTGTAGTTTCTCCAGGTTGTACTGTTTCAGTCGGTGCTGTTGGTGCGCCATGAATTTTTTCGTAAAACGCTGCTTCATCAAAATCAGGGTCTTTACTCCAAATACGTGTAAATACTAGTTTGTCACTTTCGCGTCCTGTAAATGAACCTTCAATTTCAATTTGGTCTTGTTGTTCCGGCTTATCTTCCATAGTTGATGCTTTCGTGTTAGGAATATTGAAGTTACCGCGTGTCAAACCGTAATAAATAAATGAACCATCGTTACAACGATACTTCCAAGATACTGATAAATAAGGTGGTACTAAGTCGGATGTGTATAGCTCCATACCATTTTCTACTTTTACGCCTAAGAATTGCTCACGCTCTTCTTTAGTTAACTGCATTAATGCAGCAGTTACTGTTGCCCCTGTAATACCACTGAATAAGTTTAATTTTTTGACGCCGTCTGCATAGATTGGTTCATTACCTTGTTCTAATTCTAATTCGATTTCTTGTAAGCCTGGCACATCTGTTAACTCACCTTGTTGAAATCCGTTACCTTCTTGTCTGCGTGCTTTGAATCCTTCACATGTAATAGCTACTGTTTTATCTGCCATAATTTAAGTCTCCTTTTTCGGTAAAATAATTTGTAATTCTATCATTTCGTTGTACAATCCTACATCTTTATCAAAATCGAGATTTCTCGTGTAACATCTGCCGTTAAGAGATTTTACAATATCAATCACACGTTGATTTATCTCATATGCTTTGTTTATTGATGTGCTGAACGTTTCGACTGCAAAGAAAAAGCGATAGTGTTCGCTATCGCCGTCTCTAAACAATGTATCTTGCAATAATATCTGCGTTACTCTTATGAATGGTGCAGATTCTTTCTTTCGATAGGTTTCAGGTATTGTGTTAGTAAAAATCAAATTGTTGGTCATGCTTGCCAGCACTTCATCTCTGCTCAGTACCTCCCACATGCGTACGAGCGGGTGTCTATTTGACATCAAACATATCCTCTACTGCTTTCGTATAAATTGCGAGTATCGGTGCTTTGCTCATTTCATATGAACGTCTCATAAAGTGCTGCGGAGGTTGGCCGACTGTACCGTTGATTGTTGTACCAATATCTGGAAAGTGAATATACCAACCCGCATCTTTTCGAGTGTTACCTTTGTCGAAACCGACTTCCTTTGTGGGATTAAAGGAGTCGCGTTTAAAGTTTGATGTTTTTAATACATCAACCGCGTGTGTCGAGTGTGTTTGTTTATGATGAACCGGCGTATTTGTACGAATGTTTGCTTCGTAGACTTTTGCAGCCTTTGTTACTGCCTGTTTTGCTTTTTTTTCGCTTCTAATTACCAGTTTTCGCAATTTGTCTGAAATATCTTTATCAGAATCATATCGCTTTTTCATTCGACCACCTCGCATTTCAACATTAATCGGTCTTTATCTTGCAAATCATGTTCAACAAATTTGATTTTATACTTTTTGTTATTGAAATCTATCATCATATCGCTTTCGATATTTACACGTTGTTGGTAACGCATAATAAAATCGATTGTGTCTTTGCGTTGATCCAATCCCATTTCTTTGAATTCTTTGATAGTGGTTTTAGAAACTTCGCAAAACGGTCGTGCTACTGTTTGTTCCTGCTCGGTATATCCGCCTTCATCATTTCTTACAGATTCTACTGAATAAATTCTGATTCTGTGTTTAAGTCTTCCGATTTCCACACTGCATACGCCCCTCTCAATGTTTGAATTAAGGATAGTGACGACTGTGGAATATCGACTTTTTCAAATTGTGTGGTTGTCGAACGATTTTCATAGTGATGACCAATAACATTGATAACCGCTAAATTAAAAAGGCTTTCCACTTCAGGACTTGAAGTATAAAACGCTTCTTCTTTGGTAACTGCACCTTTAATTTCCATTTTAGCTGCAGGTAATAGCAGGTATTCAATTTCTGCGTCATCAAAATCAACATCCACACGTATGCGGTTCTTGATATTCTCGAGAGTGAGTTCAAACATCATGAATCACCTACTTTTTGATTCGCTCTAAAAAAGGACCGCCATAGTTGAGTTCCGCCAATTTTTTATTGACGTACTCAGCACGTTTGACAGCCATTTCCACTTCTTCACCTTGTTCCAATTTTCGATTTAATTCTTTGTCATTGTAAGTTTTCAATACTTTGAATTCTGCCATGTGTTATATCCTCCTATTAAGCTGTTGGTGTAGTTGTAGCTGTAGAACCTGCTTGCAAATCAACAACTACTGCTGCTTTTTGGTCTAGTAAACGTACATCTTGACGTACAGCAACCATTAAGCATTCGCCGAAGTGCATATAATCAGTCCATGCTGCTTGATATTGAGAACGGTCGAATAATGTGATTGCATCTTTTAAGTTACCGAAAATTAATGTGTTAGCACCGTCAGCACCTAACATTTCGTCCGGTAACACAACAACTTTTGCACCTAATAAACGTTGTGTAGACGCTTCTTTGATGTCTTGTTGGATTAAATAACGATCTTCTTTGTCCGCTAACTTGTCGATTGTATTCCACGCTGTTTGAGATACAATAGCAACATTGTTTTCGTAGTTAGGTACAATATGTTTGTTGATAGCGTCTTTTAATCCATCCACAATTTCTTTAGACGTTGTACCTGTCACTGTTTCTGCAGACAATTTAGTAGTTTGTCCATCTTCTCCAGGTCCGCCGTTTTTAATGACATCGATAATTGCAGAGTTGCGTGTTGCTGCAATCGTACGTGCTAACCATTGTTTCAATTCGCCTAGTACGTCGATTTGAGAATCTTCAATCGCTTCGCGTGAAATACGGAAGTAACCACGATGTGTTTTGATGTCATACGCTAATTGGAAGAAAGGTTTTACTGCTAACTCAGGGTTTTCAGCTAACTCTTCCACAACCGGTAATGCTGCAACGCTTGATTGACGTACTACAGGATATTTACCAGAACCGTTTTTAACTTTCTTAACTGTTACGTATTGATCTAAGTTAAATTCGACCTCTTTCAATTTAAGAATGTCAGTTACAATTTCTTCCGGAATGACTACGAAACCTGAATCAGTCTTCAATGAACCGCCTGGAATATCAGCACGTGTTTCAATGTAATGTTTGAAGTCGCGTACTTCTTTGCTTTCTTTTGGTTGTTGCTCCATGATTTTAGGTGCGAATGGCGAATTGTAATTACGTTGTTCGTTTACATTCGGCGGATTAACGTTGACATTTTGTTTAGGGTCTTCGTTTTTACCTTCTTTTTGCTTATTCACTTCTTCTTCTAACTTTTTGATACGTTCGTCTAAATCTTTAATTTCCTTTACTAAATCCAATGCTTCTTGTGGTTTATTTTCATCATAAGCCGCTTCGGCACGTGTTTCTAAATCTTTACGCTGTGAACGCATTTCTAATAGCTGCATTTTTAAATTCATATTAAATCCTCCTATTTTCCATAAAAAATAAGCACCAGTATGTACTGTGCTTTACGGACGTATGATTTATGGCGTTCGTCTTCGCCAATTATTTGATTTTCATCAAAGCAATTGCTGCTTTCGCTTGTTCTTGCAATCTGCGTTGTTCAAGTTCTTCATTTTTTATTTTTTTGATGCTTCTGAGTGCCGGTGCCACATCTGTTTCTTCATAAGCCGGATAAGTCACGATACTGACATCAAACAATGATTTGATTTTATTGACAGTACGCTTGAATAATCCGTCGCTTCTGCGTTCGAATGTATCTCCATCTTCTTCGATTGAGAAACCGAACGAACATTGATTGACGTTGCCTAATTTGATGTTCTCGTATAAGTCTCTTGCATACGTTGTATTCGGCAACTGACATCTGAAATACAACCCTTTGTCATCCACAGTGAGAGAGAGGGTATCTGCTACAGTTCTGCCTAATACATAACTTGAATTGTGGTCGATCAAGCACCGTACATCTGTTAAATCTGCATTTTCCAATGCACCCGGAGAAATCGTTTCTACAAACTCTCCTAACAAATGGCTTTCTGTGTTGAAACGTAAAGCGTAACCTTCCACAATCATTTTTTCATCGTCTTTTGCGACAATGTTATCGGCAGTTCTGAATTCCGTTTTATCCATTAAACCTCACCCCCTTTCATATTGTTGTTGTTTGATTTCTTGGCTAATTGGAAATCATCTGCGATGTCCATTGAGATGTGGTTGAGGTCAACGCGTGGAATTTTGCCTAAGTTGTTCGGCAACGGTGGTAAACCTAATTCCTTTCTGTACTCATCATGCGCAAGACCGCCTTTATCCAATTGACTGTTCAATGTTTCAACATAAGAACCCCAATCAATTTTTCTGAATGAGCTAGTATCGAATTGAAACTCTTTGTTGTAAATGTCTTTAGTATTGATCAACTTGAAATCAAGTTCTGCTGTCCACATCTTCATGTATCCGCCCAGACAATTCATCAGATAATCATTATTGATATCTTTTAATGAAGTATTGCTCATTTCAATACCGAACTTTGATAATGGAATCTGAAAGGCCTTTGCGATTGATTTTGTACTGCTAGTGTTTTCATTAATAGCCTTTAAAATATCTGTACTGATTTCCAGTTGCTCATATTCCATAGTTGAATCCAATACAATCACTTTTCCAGCTTGAGTGTCGCCTGAATTTGCTTTTTGCCACTTTTCTTTTACACGTTCTCTCGCTTCTTCCGATAATTTACCGTCTTTCATCTTCAACACAGAACCTGCTTGTGCACCATTAGTGAAAAAGTTGGTAAAGAAACGTTTTGAGAATACTTGATTGTTGATATCGTCTCTCAATGCTTCCAATACAGATAATCCAGTCAAACCGTCTGTAGAAAACGGTTTAATATCCAAGATATCTTGATACGGTACTTTCATAATGTCTCCGCCATTGGAAACTTCGTAATAATACTCTCCTGTACGCTTATCTTGTGCTAATCGGCAGTTGCTTGTTTTGACATGGTACAATTCGTAAATACCGCCTTGCGGATTACGTTCTATTTTGATGTAGCCATGATTGGTAAGCAGTGCGTTCATCATTGTGATGTATTTCAGCACATAACCGTTGTAATAGCGGTTCGGAACTTTATTCAATAAAATTTCTAATCGGTCTTTGTCATTGACGACACCGTTTTTCATTACTTTGATATCGAGCTTTGCAATATCTCTTGAAAGCAAGGTGACAGCAGTCCAGATATCACTGTTTTTAAGCGCTTCGAACTCATTCCATTCCAATGACGATAAAGGAATTGTATTAAAAGGGAAGACAGACAAATCCGCTTGAGTGAGTGTACTGTCCTCAGGTAATACACTTCGTTTTTCAAAGAAAATACCCATTTATATTCACCCCCTTTCTATTGCTGCGACGCTTCGAACTGATAAATCAATGCAATGACGATCAATGTAATTCCTGTGGCAATCAGACCGATAATATAATCAAACCTCAAATAAACAGCGATATTGATAAAAGTTAAACCCAATAAAAAAAGAACCGCTGCCAGGTTCTGAATCAATGCTTTCAAAATATTCATATAGACCTCCTTTAAAAACCGAAATCATCTGACATAATGTAATCCTGCATACTGCTGTCAAACTCATAATTCATTGCTAATGTGTAGGCAGTAACCAATGCAACCAGTGCATCAATTTTGTTTCTGTTCATCTGTTTGTCCAACAATATATTGTTGTTGTTATCTGTCTTTGTAATCGCATTGTTGATTGCTAAATTCAAATTAGGATTATTTGAATGTTTGATTTTATTTTCAAACACATCTAATCTGAATTGCTTAAGTGCAGGAGACATATGTTTGTAATTCTGCGGTACTTCTACAAGCATGTAATCTGTTTCATGTTCTGCTTTTGTGACAAACGAAGATGCGCTCCAACTATCATAAGCAATTGCTTTCACATTCAGATTATTGCGTTTGATAAAGTCATCCAACCACCAAAACACTTGTTCATAGTCGATAATCCCCGATTCTGCTTTTGTCAACGTTGCCATATCCGTCTGTACCAACCTCAGATAATCAATTTTATCTTTCTTCGACTTTTCTTGTATCGGTTGCTTGGTTCCCACAAATACATGCGCATCCACATAGAAGTTTTTATTCTTTAATGGATAAATAAAACTCACTGCTGTTAAATCTTCACTGCGAGATAAGTCGATACCGACATATACATCTCTGCCTTTGATATCGAGTTCATCTTCTGTGTAACCTTTAGCCCAATCATGATACGGGATATAAGTATCTTTGCTTGTCGCCACATATTGAAGTTTTTGACTAATATACCGTTCAAACCATGATTATCTATACCTTCTTGTACTTCTGCTTCAATATTACGTGTCAATACATAACGCAGTTGTTCAAGTTCAAGCAACGGATTGGATTTAATCCATGTGGAAGGGTCGTGTGCTTCTTTTTCATCATCTTGTTCGGCCACAAAGGCAAAATAGTTTTCGTTGTTGACTTCTCTTGAAAGTATCTTAGTTACATATTCATATTCTTCAAACATAGGACCGTTTAAATTTTCCCCTGCAGTCGAAATAATTATCAAACTCGGATTGTTCAGCAATACTTGCCCACGACGTAAAGTTTCATACATACGTCTGTCTTTCGCTTCATGAAATTCATCAATGATTGCATAACTGAATTGATAACCTTCCAAGTTGCTTGCTTCATTCGATACTGCTTTGATTTTGCTTCGGTCTTTCAAATTGATTATTTCTTTTTTACTGTCTGTAATCTTCGTGACTTCTTTCATACGTGCGGATTGCATACGTATCGTTTCCATTTGTGCTTTCGTCATATCATAAGCGATACCTGCTTGTTCACGCGAATTTGCACTTAATCCTACCAGACGTTCATTGACCGGTTCGTCTCCTAACAGCATTTCATATAAGGATAATCCCGAAATCAATAATGTTTTACCATTTTTTCGTGCCATTGACAGATAACCTTTGGTAAATCGTCTATTGCCGAGTTCTGTTTTCCAACCCATCAAACTGCCTGCAATAAACTTTTGAAAACTTGCAAGTTGCATTGCTTTTCCTGTTTTAGGGTCAGGCAGCATTTCCAAAAAACGAATAATTTTGTTTGCCTCTTCCACATCAAAGTGATATTTGAAGTCTTTGTTGTTCAAATCTCTCAAATGCCGTTCGCATGCTTGGATGTTTTTTCTGCTTGCCAATATGTCGCCTTTGACAACCGCTTGCGCATATTGTGTGACATAATCATTTTGACTTGGCATCAAACATCACCTCGAATGGATCATCATTTTTCTTAGTATCTTTCGGTGTAAATATTTTAAGTCTTGAATCAATGCTCAATCCTATCTTCGGTGCAATAGAGTTGAGTTGAGAGAGTGCATCACGTTTGATTGCATGATTCTGATTCAATTTAGTACCGCTTTGTGTCTCCACAATTGCATCTCCCTGATTCATACGCATAGTTGCATTGATATAATCAGAGAATGCTTGACAGTAAGCACTCACAAGCGCTAAATCTAGGCTTGCTATCGGCAATTCCTGCAACAATGGATAAATACGTCTATATTCTTCTTTCGCAGTGTCATCAAGCCAATAAGGAGGCTCAGATGCCAGTTTCTCTAATTGACTTGCACGTTCTTCTGCTTGTTTCTTTTCTTCTTGCTGCAAAACAGTGAGATTGCCTTTGCTTTGCGATAAAGTTTTCCTTGTTTTTCCCATATCCTCGCCCCCTTTTCCGCTTATTTCTAGGATATTCAACTTTTTATTTAGAATTTCACTGCAGTCTTTCTTGTCGAACGATATAGCTAAATCGCATAAGGACGGGGGTTAAAAGCTACACCCCTTTAATTAATATATTGTATTTTAAAATTATTTATTAATTCCATACTGCCATCTATTTTTGAATTCATCTAGGGTTATCTTATTTTCCCTGAGCAATCGTTCGTCTTTTTCTTTAATCGTGTTATGATACGTACAACTTGCAACCAAGTTATCCAAGTCCAATCGTTTATCGAAGTCATATTTCAGTGGAATATAATGGTCGATTACTTCGTATTTTTTGACCACACCTTCATGCAGACAATACTGGCACAATCCATGGTCTCTGACTGCTGCAGAGTGTCGTGCCTGACGCCATGCCTTGCTGTTGTATAGTTGTGCATAGACCTTATCCCTCTCGTACCTATCTTGTGCATAGTTGTTCCTTGCTTCGTTTATTAAATGTTTATGTTCATCACAATAACTTTGATTGAAGTTGATCAACTGATTACATCCGACTTTGTTACATTTCTTTTTAGGCAAAACCTCACAAACTTTCTTTTGTAAATAAAAAAAAGAGACACAAAGTCTCTTCTTGCAAATTGATAATATTGTTGTAACTCAATTATAATAAACCTAATCCATTGAATGCACATACACTTCTTTCTCCTCGATGTCCTCGATATCCTCGATTCACTTCTCAATCATAATATCCACGTTGTGCATCCATATATACATTTATAATTTCATTCATACAGCCATAAAATTTTGAATCGCTATTTATTTCTAAGATATCTTTTATAGTCTTATGCTTCATACGCAACTTCAACATCTGGAGCATATGATAGTTTCTTTCGTCTATAATACAGTCTTCATATTTATCAATGAAAGATATCTTTTCTACTAACTTTATATTGCGTCTGTGCTGCCTATTACGATCCATCACCTTAACGAACACTTTATCTCCCGTACCACCTTTGCCTTTAGGCATTGCTGCTTCGATACCATATTGTGCAATTGATGTGCTATCGTTATCATAGATTTGAGACTCTACGATATTTTGCATCCACTTATAACTATGAATCATTTCTCTCACTTCATCACGAGTATACATGCATAACCTCCACTGACAAATAATGTATACACTTATTATAACATTTACTTATCATTTACGCTTATTGTGATAACCTTTAATTATCAAATTATCTATAATCATATCCTTCAACTTTAACTCTTTATCCAACTCTCGATTCGCCATATAAAGCACAAGCGAGAGGAGAGCGAAGAGAATGGTTAGTGCTATCCACTTTTATACATTACTCCAATCTATAATGAGTTCTTTCTCCGGAAATTTTCTAATATTTACAGTTCTATATCCTTCTTCAAAATGAATATAGGCTTTAACACCTTGTTTTTTATAATGATGTATAATCGCCTGAATTGTGTCGTTATTAACCTTTCCTGTATCATTAGAAAGTGCAGTGATTTGCAAGGCGAAAACGTCTATAGTTACTCTATATCTACCAGTATCAATTGCCTGCTTAATCCGCTCATCAATATATCTGATGCAGTGATGATAACCTTCTACAAGAAGCTTCCTTTCATTCTCTTTTGTTTTATCAAAGTCCAACGTTCTGTTTTCTTCGTTTATTTTTTTAGCCCAGTTTTTTAACATTTCATCTTGTTCCTTTCCTGGTGGTATCCTTGTACCTTTATCTTTCTTTGGTTTGGCTAGACTTCTATGATGATCCAGCCACTTTATAAGATTAGGGTCCGGCTGTTTTGTTTCAGGGTTTGTTAACCCACCAGTGTAATAATTATTCTTAGTCTTATTCACATGGTTGCAATATATCTTATAAACGGTGTAGCAAATAATTGAAACTATCAATATAATAGTAAATAATATATCTTCCATTTACTCACTCACCTTTGCTTTTAAATCATTAAGATGTATGTGATCGTTTATGTTAAAGTCTGCAGGTGCTTCCACATCATCATTCTGTGTTTCGTAAATGATAAGCTGTTCAGTGATGTATTTAGCTGCTTCGTATAGCATAAGCGTTAAGATAATTTTAAGTAATGTTTTAATCATTAGTATCACTTCCTGTGTTATTTAAAATGTCTATCTAATCCTTTACTAACCTGTCTTTTCAATTTTCTCTCATCTAAATATTTGCGTTCTTCTTCCATCTTTTTATTAACCTTCTCATTAAATTCTTGATGCCTTCTTTCCATTCGCTCCCACTCTTTATTAAGCTCTCTTTTTTCTTTGATGGCAAAGATGACAAGGACTATGAAAATAGATGCGGGAAATAAAAGAAATAGCATTAGCACTATAGTGACTATTAATAAAATATTTTCCATTCTACTCACTCCTCTTCCTGCATTATTTGTTTCGTGTTCATATTCACTTCCTAAAAGCAAGGCGGACGAACCGCCAAGCTTGTTTAATATCCTGTGCTACCGTATGCGCCTCTGTTACTTTCATTTTCAAATTGTTCTACTTCTACCGGTTTCATATAAGAAACAGGCACAATGACTAGCTGTGCTAAACGTTCACCTTGTTTAACAGTTATAGGTTTATCACTGATATTATCTGTGATAATTCCAATCTCTTTATGATACGTATGATCAATCGTACCCAACGCTACACGTAGTTTAGTTTTAAGTGATTTACCAGAACGTGGTCTGACTTGTGCTTCATAACCATAAGGTAAGTTAATCGCTATATCTGTTTTAACTGCGACTGTTGTATGAGATTCAATCACTGTTGTTTCAGACACATACAGGTCTAAACCTGAGTCAGTTTCATTAGCGCGTTTCGGCATTGTTGCGTTTTCAGATAATAATTTGATTTGTAGTTTAGTCATTGTTTTTATCCTCCATCTGCTCAAACATTGATTGAATAACATGCAGAACCATTGTAGCTAAATCATTTTTTATATTATTACCATCATATATACCTTCCAACGTATCGCATAGTGAACATGTCCCATAAAAATCTGTTGTTTGAATATCAGGTACACCTTCTACCTTAGATTTAAATGTGCAATATATTTCACCAGTCCAATCACCTTCAGTTTCAACAATAGGTGTTGTATCATGTGTATCTTTCAAAACTAATTCTGCTGCTATTTCGTGTAAATCTTCATAACTATAATACTCAGTTTCATCTATATATTTTTCAATTTGTTTAGTAGTAATACCTTTCGCATTTTCAATCATTTCTCTCATCCCCCCACCTTAGATACTTCATATCTTACTTCGCTCAACACTTCGCTATCTGGTTGATTTTCTGCTTGTTGGTCATCAATCATCTCTTTAATGCGGTCAAACGCCTTTGCTTTTTCCAGCACCTCCACATGCTCTCGATAAATATCTTGATGTGTTTGCATGTGTGGGTACTTTTCTGCCAATGCTTTAGCACCTTCTACTTGTTTTTCCATGTATTTGTAGTCCATCACTCACTGCCCCTCTCTAGATCATGTAGTAAATTGCTAAATTCGTTTGTACCATCTAATCTATCCATGTTCGTTAACCAAATTCGTAATTCGTTTTTGCCTACCATTGCATTGGCTACTTGGAATAAATGGTACTGATTATTAGGCTTAATACTCTTTTCAAGTGCTTTATGTGTTTTTACGTAATCTGACAACATCTTTTCTTTCAGCGTATGCCAAGCCTTCTCATAGTCACGTGGTTTCACTCGACTTCCTCCTTCACTAAGTAGCCATCTTCAAGCATTTCGTGTACCCACCCAGGAAGTTCTGCAATTGTGAATTGAGTTTTGAGATTAACAGCATTTGATTTAGTATGGAAAGTCCACTCTTGAAGACTTTTGTCATAATTTAAATAAGCAGTATGTTTTCTTAAATACTTATGCTTAATGTAATACTTATCACGTTCTTCGATAGGTGTACTTGTGTACTCAACCATGACGTTAAACAAATCTTCTTTATCCTCTTCTAACATCTCACTAAAAGCGAATGAACAAGTCCACATAGACCATTGTACTTCTCTACTAACTTGTGCAATATTATCATTGTCCTTATCGAAAATACTCATTTCTACTGTACCGCCATCAACTTTAAATCCTAAATTTTGCATACTTGCAATAAACTCTTTAGTCTCCATTCCAATTCCTCCTGTTAATCAAATAATCCTCTCTAGCAACGATTGCAGTGATGCGTGTAGGGCTTGCATCAATCACAAACCCCTTTACACCTCTGCTCTGCAACTCTTGCTCTAGTAGCGTTAAACTACGTCCTCGTGTGTCTGATTTGAAACGCTGTTTAATTGTGTTTGATAAATCACGCATCTACTTACCCCAACACTCAATCGCAAATTCAATACTTTGTTTTGCTTTTTTAATATCTTCCAATCCATTCTTTCTAGGCGCACGCATCAAATATTTTAAGGCGTTACCTACGTGATAAAAGACTGGAGCTGATTTGTAAGTTCTTCCTACTAATTCAATAATTATTGCTGCTGTAAATTGACCGAACTGGTAATGATTAGGTTGATGTACTGAGTTATTTTTGCAATCTTCAAAATGTTCGGTTTTCTTGTCAAAGTAATCCTCATCAGTAAGTTCGAACGGGTTATCAATACCGTCTAACTGTACCATTACTGATTGTTTGCCAAGTCTATCAACTTCTCGTATAACAACGCCTGCATGACCGTCCTGCACATTCAATCCACGATATTGCCATAAGATAATACGATCATCTCTTTTTAAATCTCTAATCTCATTCATTAGCGCACCGCCTTTACCATTAAATCATTTTCACACAGGTGCCAATACCAGTCGTCAGGCGTTACACTCTGCGGTGTACCATCGTATAACCAAGGACGCTCTGCTCTTTTGCGTGCTTCTGCTTGTTCTGCTAACTTCTTTTTCTTTTCTATTTCGTCTATGTTAAAAGTCGGTTTGTGTTCTTCAAGATAGTAATCAAAGTCGTCTCCTATGATTTCTTCAAAACTCTTGCCTTCTTGATACTTTTTATTGATTTGGTATCTTTCAATCTTGATTTTCTGCATTTCATTCAAAGGTACATATAAAGTTACATCCGGAAAATCTCTTCTCCAATAAATAGAACCCCATTTAGTTATATAATCTCTACGCAGGGTAGTTGCTTCTTCCTTACTCCATCCGTGATTCATACGTTTTTCAACCAGCAATAAATTCAAGGCCTTGCATTTTATCTGACGCATGTCTTCTGGTGTCAACGCTACCGCTTTATTATTTACATAGATTGTATTTCTAGACATTACCTTAACCTCCTACAATAACCGCTCTACATCTGTGACTTCTAAATCATCCATGTAGGCTTCTGGTTCTTCATAAATTTTATTGATCAAACTATCTTCCATAGCTTGTGTATTTTCATGTTTGTGAAATGTATCTCTGACTTTAGCTGTAAATGTCACTGTGCATTTGAATTGCATTTCTACATCGTCATTGTCGATATTCAATTAATCTACCTCCTCGATTTCCATGATGATTTTAGCTTCATCACCGTATTGCTTTAAGGTTCTTGCATCTACGATTTGGTTATCATCTTTCCACAGATGCTTATTACCAGCATCTAAAACAGTTTTCATCAAATTATCTACATCAGGCTTTGTACGCTTATACTTACCGACCATTGCCAAGCATTTTTTCTTACTCCAGCTTTTAGGTGGTGTAAAAATAAATTTCAATGTTACAATCACGCTATTTTCCAACATAAGTTTAGGCATCTGCTTTTGTATAAAGTCTTTATGCGCTGTATAAGTTGCAGGCATATACGTTTGTACAAAGTTACCTCTTTTACTGAATCTAGGTCTTGGGGAAGCCATAGGTGCTTTATGTGTTTCGTTGAATTTAATTTCTAATTCCATGTTGCACCTCAAATTCCGTCACAGCTGGCGTGTACGCCCTCTTATTTACTTCTACATCTATTTGCTTCTGTAACTTATCAGCGTTGCCATTTGCTGTATCTATGTGCAACTGAGCGTATACTGGACTACATCCTAATATTTCAATGATATTCTCTTTAGTTAACATCACCATGAGTTTCGCTCCCTGTAATCATCACCTAACATCCGTACCGTTCGTGCATTGTGTTTCATTCTCGAATTGATACGTTGCCAGTTCATGTTTTGATTTAATTCTTTATCACTGAAATTAGTAGTAAAGATATTGTTTTTGCCTGTGCGGTTATCGACAATACTGAATAGTTTGTTTAATGTGTGTTCTGTATTTTCAACACCAACATCATCAAGCACAAGCAGATCAATACTACTTAATAATTTGACAAGTTCATCTGTCGTTTCTATTGACTCTCGATTATACGTCGCCTTTATTCGTTCCATTAACATCGGTATATGCATAAATGCCACTGAATACCCTTCTTTTTTAACTGCTTTTGCTATCGCATATGCTAAATGACTTTTTCCAGTACCGTATGAACCTTGAAGTATTAATGATTTAGGATTATCAGTAGAAAAGGTTTTAACATATTCAATAGCTGTACTCTTTGCTTTCTCTTGGTCCTTATTTTTAGGTTTATAGTTACGTACTGTAGCATCTTTAATTGATGCATTTACTGTAGATTGCCTAAAAATTCGATTAACAGCTTTTTGTTTGCGTTGCTTTTCTGCTAGCTTGCCCGCCTCAATCATCTTGCATTCACAACCATCTCTGAATTCATAACCACTTTCAAACTGGTGTAGGTCGTACTTGTTCCCGCATTTTTCGCAATAAAGACCATACTCAATATTTGCAGCCTCATATTTCTTAAGCTTTTTCTTCAGTTGAAGATTAAATAATTTTCTCATTTGGTTTCACTCCTAATCCCAATAACTAGGATCGTATTTCATTCTTTCTAGTTGGTCTGCACCACTTAATTTAGGTGTTTGATTTTTATAATTATCAAAGTTTCCACTGAACAATGTTTTAGGTCGTAAATATTCTTCCATCTTCGGATTGTCTTTCCATTGCGCAGTCATATTATCGATTACTGTAAAGAAATCTTCTTTTGAATTATCTTCATTGAATCTGGCTCGTATTAGTTTTTGATTCGCTTTTGATTTGTGGCTAAACCTCTTACCAGTCTTTTCGTTAAGATAATCTATAATCTCTTTATATGGGGTGTGCGTCGGGTTGCCCGACAATATATTATTGTTAGTAGTCTCTGTAGTAATCTCTGTAGTAATCTCTGTTAAAGATTGTTGAGTTTCTTTACTATCCATTGTTAAGTTTGTTGACTTTCCATTGTTAAGAAACTTAACAATCCATTGTGAAGTAACTTCACTATCGACTTTATAATGTACAGTAGGTGCGCCATTAGCCTTTTTTAATGCAGTTTCTACAATCCCCATATTCTTTAATTTCTTTATTGAACGCATTACTTGGTATTTAGATAAATGCATCTCTTCTTCCCATTCTTTATAGGATTTGTAGAAATAACCGTCTTTTCTATTAGTTCGATCTGACCAATAAATTAATTGATTGAGTAACGCAGCAGTGGGATAATCCTCAGTGATTTTTAAGTAAATAACCGGTATAGGAATGATATTATTTTGACCACTGAATTGTGTGATTATTGATGATATATAGTCTCTGTTATTCATTTGAAACAACCTTCTTATCATCAGGTGTGTAAAGAGGTTCCATCTCACAATAACCAAGTAAAGCTTTACGAGTTTTTCGAGCGTCTTCTCGATGCTTTCGAAGAATTACCGATTCCAGATTCCTTTCGTTCACATTGATTAAGTTGCCTAACAATATATTTTCTTTTGCAATCGCAAATCTAAAAAAGCTCCACGCATCCGCTGTAGGATGTTCCAACATCTTTTCATAAATTTTTGTGCTGATTAATTCAACGTTAGAATCTGTTATTTTAGTGTTACGTAATCCGAAGAGGAAATTCAAAACTTCTTTTTCGGATTCTAATTTTTCTATATTATTCATCATTTCTTTCTCCTTTCAACATTTTGTTAAGGCGATCATTTACTGAAATCCACGAGTTCTCTAAGTGGTATTTCTTGTCGAATGTGTCTACGCCTATGTTGTGCTGTTCTGAATGATGCTCTCTGCATAGCGCTAACACTTCATATCCGTAATGGTCCATTGTCTTACGGTTCTTACCTCTACCTATTGCATAATGATGTGCAAGGTCTGAATTTTGCTTACCGCAGATAATACAGTTACGGTTGATAGTTGCGTAGTAAAGGAGTGCTTTATCCTCTTTAAGCAGCTCACTTGTTTCTCTACGCATTGGAATTTGATGATGGAACATGAATGCTATGATTAACTCTATTAATTCACTGGCTACTTTCCTTTCACAGTTGGATAGACTGATTGGATCATAACCGTTCATAATTTCTAATTCTGCTTGAAATCTCGCTCTCAACGCTTCTACTGGTTCGCCCCAGTACCTCTCAATGTCATTGAGTAATGCGAATATCTTCTTTCTTTGTTCATGCGTAATACTTTTGTTGTCATACACTTTAACTTCTGTTAAAACTGAATATCCGTTGTCTATCAGTTCTGTGTGACTTTGTTCTAATTCAATACCAGTGGCAACGACGGAATAAGTACCGTCGCTGTCTTGCTGGTATCTAGTGATATGTTGCATTAAATCACTCCTAGAATGCTAAATCTGAAGTATCATAACCTAGTGGGTCGTTTGCAAATGGATTATCTTGGTTGCTTAGCGATTGCTTCTGCTCTGGTTGATTGTTTCCGCTAGCTAACTGTTCTTCACGTTTCATTTCATCAGTTTTAGGTTCAGGCTTGTTTACAATCTCGTCACCTTTGTTCCAAACTTTTACAAATGATAGACGTACGAAGTATTTTCCTTGATCCTCGTTGAATTTGTTTTTCAATACGATAGTTCCGAACTTGTTTACTAACTCATCTGTATCAAAAGTTAGATCTGGTAAGTTTAATTTGATTCCTAAGCGTGTTAATAACTCGATATATTGTTTTTCTTGGAAGTCTTCTCTGAATGGTGGTACGAACTGGTTATGGCTGAATTGTTTACCTTCGTTGTTCTCGAAAACGATTGTAAAGTAGCGATTTTGATTATCATTGAATTGAATCTCTTTAACTTTTACTGTGAATTCCCCAGCACCTAAGAAGTCGCCGCCTTTTAAGAACTTCTCTTGATTAGTATCTGTAATGTGATTTGCTCTACCTTGAATTTTCATAATTAAATTGCTCCTTTGATTTTTAAATTTAGTTTCCGTTTCTGATTGCTTGAACTACGTCAGTAAGACTTGGATTGATGAATTTTTTATTTGTAATCGTAACGCTTGGTGAATGTCTTATTTTTGTTTCGAATATAGGTGAAGGTTCTGCGTTAAATACATAGTTGAATGCTTTCTGTCCGTCTTGGTCATTTTCTTCAATCATCATTCTGCCTAGTACATCTGACTGGCTTAATACAGCCTTTTTAATCTGTTCCTGTGCTTCAATAGTAATTGTTGGATTGATTGTACTACCTTCATCATCTTTGTCTTTATTGATGCCCTCATGACCGCTGATAGCAAGATGAAATTGATAATGTTCTTGCAACTTAGAAATGAATCGGTACATATGAACAATGCGTGTAGCGGTTGCGCCCCAGTCATTAAATGTAGGCTTTCTAGTTTGGCCTGCCATGATGTCGTCTATTGTGATGTCACGTAACTTCTGGATAGTTTCAATAACGACTACATCAATTTGTTTTCCGTTGGATCTAAGTTGTTCTAAGATTTGAGGTAACGCTTTAACTACTGCTACAAAATGTTGATAGTTTTTTACTTGTACGACTGCACCATCTTCTGTAACTGTTGTACCGTCCTCATTGATGTCCAATACGAGCGCGTTGTTATCTTTAGTTAAGAAAGTTGTTTTACCTGTACCGAACTTTCCATACACCGCAAATTTGTAAAACTTGTGTGCGTTCTGCTTACTGATGTCATTCACTCCTAAGTGAGTTAGAATATCTTGATTCTGTTCCATCTATCTCACCCTCAAACTTTGAGTTTGCTTAACTGTTACACCTTTGATTTCTTTACCGTTCTTTAAATCTGCTAACAGGTCCTTCTTGTTGACTTTAGGCGCTTGTGATACCCAGTATTCAGTTGGAATGTACTTTTCTGTTTCAATGTCTAAACTAGGTGGATTATTTGCGATTGAATAACTGTGCAATGCTGTTTTAAATTTGATTTTGTCCGTTCTAACCATTGCTTCCTGCAATGATTCTTTCAAATGTTTGATACCATTCTGATTTGTAGTTTTACGTTGTCTTAAACGCTTGATTTCTTCATCAATAGCAACATTGTCTGCTTCTAATGATTTGATTACTGCTTGATAACCATCTGCTTTATCTTCAAATGCATCTTCGATACTTTCTAATGTGTCAACAAGTGCTTTTTCGTCGCCTTCTTCTGCAATTAGGTCATAAACTTGTTGATACGATTCTGTTAAGTCGAATAATCTAACCATTACGCTTCCTCCACTTCTTCGATTTCGTCCAACTCTTCATAAGCAGCTAACTTACGTTCAAGTTCTTCGATTGTCGCTTCTAAATCCTCTAATTCAATACGTAAGTTGTGACAAGTTTCTTGTAGATCCTCTATTTGTATATTTTTACGTTCATTGCTACGAATCAAATTATCGTATGTTTCTAAACTAATTGTGATATATTCTTTAGTCATGATTGACTACCTCCAATAATTTTTGTAAGCTTGAAGTGGATAATTTTCCTACTCTTTTGACTCTGACTGTTAGCAATTGCCGTTGCTAGCAGTCTTTTTTAATACTTAATCGTAAATAACGTAATATATTCTTCGCCGTCATCAACTGCTTCCTCTGTTTCATCTTCTTCGAAGTACCAGACATCGAAGAACAGAAAAACTGCTAACGATAAAAGCAATGACCACGCTGCTGATATAATGAAATCTTGTGTGATAAATGTCAGGACGGATGTACTTACAAAGCAGAATGCGTATGCGATCCAGAATGATTTCATTGCTTCATCTCCTTAAAATTCATCTCTATACTTACGTAAAAACTCATATGCTTTCGGACCGTCAAACGACCAGTTGCGTTTGTTTCCTTTCGGATAACTCGCAATGCCTTCACTTTCTAAAATCTTTCTGAACTTAGGATTAAATAGAATCTTGTCATCCACACTGTTGTTTGATTTGAATGGCGAATGATCAATAAATTCTTTTTTAGACCATGTTGCTTTTTGCTGGTTCATCAACAACTGTGAGTAAATATCTTTTTCAATCAATACATATTCTTCTGGAATATTGATTTGCACACTGAGTGTTTGTGTCATAAGTGGCGCCTCCTATCTTGTATACTTGTATATCTTTAATTCATTAAGTTTTATTAATTAAATACATGCTATAATCCTTTTATCGCTACTGCGTTAGATTGGGGGTGTAACGATGAGTAAAAACAATAAAGATCTCTCTAGAGCTTTAAAGCGAATGCGTTCTAATGCTCAGTCTATGAAAGGCACTTCAAATGTAGAATTTAATGTTTTATTTTCTACAGAATTCATGAAAAAATACACAAATAAAACTGATATATATGAATTCATTGAAGCAAGTAATCTTGACGTTCATAGCCAAGAAGATTTCAATGTAGTAATGCAAACTAACGATTGGAATCATTACGTGAATAAAAATACTAGTTTTAATTCTTGGCATGACATGTACGAAAAAGCTTTAGGTGAATATACTTTTAATAATTTATTCAAAGGACTTTAGTTTTTTCACTAACTCATCAGTATCAACATTTACTTTCACTTTATATGTTGGTCTTTTAGTAGCACTTCTAATCTCTTCCGCCAAGATGACGATTAGGAGCGCTATTTTGATTGATTTGAGTTTGCTCATTTCGTTTCACCTCCTTTAATCCCGCTCGATTGTAGGTAGGGTGTTGTTATTGGTTTGGTTCAGGCACAAGTTTAAAATGTTTTTCAATCTCTTGTGCTGCCCAATGCATAACTTCTGCTAAATGTTGTTCTCTACTAATTTCTATCATTTCTACCTTTCCATCTTTTTCGATTGCATGTTCATATGTTTCATAATCATCAGCGACTTCTTGTCTTAAGTAGTAATAAATAAGTGTGAGAGCATTTGTTTGTTCTGGTGTCATTTATACTCCTCCTAAATTAGCTTCATAACCGAAGTCAGTCATGATTTCGTGTATTTTCAATCTACCTTTTTGAGTCCATCTGGTTTGTAAAACTGTATCCTCTCTACCGTCAGAGCGCACAATTGGTATAGTGTCTGATTCTGTATAGCTTTTGCCCATATGCTCTGAGTAAAGAACCCACTGTTTGTTCACTTTTCGCTGTAATCTAGCTTCATGCAGCAGCTTATTTAACTTTTGCGCTGAAATACCGTAGTCTGCTGCGATTTGTGTTGTAGCCAATGTCCCAGTGGACTTTAATATTTCATCAACATAGTCTGCTTTAGGTTTTAGCTCTCCGATTTCTTGTTGTAAAAGTAAATTTTGTTCTTTTTCTTTCTTATACTCAGTCAACACTGTAATGATGTAATCCGGATTCTGGATCGTTTGTTCAATCACGCTGTCCGTTGCATAGATTCCATGTTTGCGAATCGCTGGTAAAACTTCTGATGTTACCCATCTTTTGAAGCGTTTTGCTGATTCTAATTTTGATGAGAAGATCAAACTGTATAATCCTGATTCATTGATGATTGTCATTTTTTGAGTTCCGCCGAGGGTGCCTTGAATTGGGGCGTCCTTTTTATCCTCAAAATCAACATGTTTAGCAATAGCATTTCGAGCTTTTGCATAACCTAAAATTTCAGCAATATCTTTACCTACAAAATATGGTTCGTCGTCTACTGTTAATGTTCTTACTGGTAATTCTTCGAAATTAAAAACTTGTAAATCTTGCATAATGTTTATGCTCCTTTCTGTTGTATACTTGTATATCTCAATTCAAAATGAATTTAATTCCATATTTCGTGCTATAATCCTTTTATCGCTACTGCGATGTATTGGGGGTGCTTATTATGTCTGAATATGAAACTAAGAATTATCCATTTGAACACGTCATCGACAAACAAACTTTCAAAGGTGAATTCAATATTGAAACTCCTTGGATTGATGACGATAAGTTTTGGGAAGAAGCTGAATCCGAAGTTTTAGTAAATGATGATAATCCAAAATTATTAATTGTAAAAACAGATTATAAAATTGGCTTTAAGGTCATTTATATTGAAAATGATGCCAAATACATTATTAAAACTAATTGGGCTTTAGATCCTTTACCAGATGGAAACCTACTTCCTAGAATTCAGTAAATCGTGCGCTACACCGTCTCCGCCCACACCATAAATAGAAGTAGTTCCGTCTTCTTTATGTTTGAAGTAGAGACCAGGTTTTAGTTTGTCAGCTTTAATTCCATCTTTAGTGAATGCCTCATTCTGCTCACTGCCATGAGTAGTTTGAGGTTTTTTGTTTTGTTCAGTCATTTTTGTATGCTCCTTTCGTGTATAATGTTGTTATCGCTACTGCGGTAGTGGGTGGTGATAAGGGTGGTGATAAGATTGATATACGTTCAAGTCATCGACTAATTTTGGTTGATGAAAATTCTTTAACTTTTGATGTTAATATGAATACCAAAAATCCTAAATGATTTTCTTACCATTAACAGTTAAAGAAAGTTTGTTTTGATTTTGGAGATGTAAGAGGTCTATTGTCGATATTAGTTCCTCTTCGCTCCATTTTTCTTTTTCTGCTAGTTCGATAATTTTGATTGCTATCTCATGTATCTTTTTTAAATCTTGCATGTGGTCTCCTCCTATATCTCAATCGCTGATAATCTAACGTCATTAATAAATTGAATTGCTAGATCTACATCTTTACGTTTGATGTGATTATTAGGTGCATTACCTTTCATTCCTAAGTGTTTTTTAGTCAGTACGAGTAATTTGCGTTTGGCTTTGCCTATATGAAACTTCTCTTGTTCTTCTGCTTTTTTATAAGCAATCGCTTGCTCGTACACATCACCGATAGTATCTATTGTCATTTGCAACCCTTGATATTTAAGTGTTTCTTCCGCTTTATCCTTAACAGCATATTTGATTGCTAATAAATCTTGTGGCGTTACATATTCGCCTTCAAATTTGTTGTTGAGTTCTTCTAATTTTTGATTGCTTACTTGTCCTGTTGAAATTAAATAATCAAGTTTGTCACTTACTAACTGTTCAATGAGTTGGTTCATATCTTCTAATGAAGTAATTCCATAAGCGCTTGCTAATTGATTATGTTGTCTTTCTACTTTGATGAAGTAACCTCTGATTTTTCTTCCGATTTCACTACGTTGTATCATCGAAATTTCCTTTGCCATGTCGAGTGTCATGATGTGGTCTGTAAATGTTGTTTGATTACCTTGAGCTGTTAGTCTTTTTTGACTAATAGTTATAAAATCGATATTTTCTTCAAAACCGTAATCAATCATTCGATTAATCCATTTAGTGTATTGAGTTTCAATTTTTAGTCCTTTGTGTAATTCACGTCCACTTACTGCGACTGTTCCATCTTCATTTCGCTTCAAATTAAAAAGTTGTTGAATTTCGTTCATTAATTCTTCACCTCTTCTTTGATTTCTAATAATTTTGCAATACGTTTCTTTTGTTCGAACGCATCTCTGCGTCCACGTAAGATATCTGATAAGTAAGCACTTGAAATACCTAACATATCTGCAAGTTGTTTATTCGTGATGTTACGTTTAAGTAATTCCATTCTTACTTTCATGCCGAATTCTGTTGTTGCCATGATTTTCACTTCCTTTAACTTTTTTTCTAAGCGTATAAATTACCTATTGAAAACAAATAACTTTTATGCTAATATTTAAGCATAGCTTAATAAACCTATAACAACGCTATTGAGCACTGTTAATGCGGTCTCTTTACTCGTTCCCCAACGAATATTTGTTATTTGTTTAATGGCTAAATTTAAAGCTTAAATACAGTATAATAACTTATTTGCTATTTGTCAAACTAAAATAACAAATAAGTTAACTGTGATAGGAGAATTTTATGAATTTAGTTCAAAGAATACGCAACTTATGCAACTCAAAAAACATGACTTTTGCTGAATTAGAGAGAGTTTTAGGTTTTTCAAACGGTCAAATTAGACGTTGGGAAAGTTCTAAACCAGGTATTGATAAAATTCAAAAAGTAGCCGACTACTTCGATGTATCTGTTGACTACTTATTAGGTAGAGATAAAGATGAATACACTGGCGAGCAAGAAGACGAAGAAATTCGTATTATGCATCGTGGTGTAAAAAATATGACTAAAGAAGAGAGAGAAAAAGCACTAAAAATGTTTGAAACTTTCTTTGATAATTGGGATGAATACACTAAAGACAAGTAAGGGGATTTTATTGTGCATTTTATTTATCAAAATTCATTTTTAAAAGCAGCGCGTGCTGTAAACGCCGTAATTGAAACTAACTATATAGATGAATTCCCTTTACCCATTAAAGAAATTATTGAAAATGATAGTAATGTGGAATTATTTACTTTCAAAGAATTTTGCAACATGACTGGTTATACATTGAAAGAATTGCTAACCTATGGTGGTTCTGATGAAGCTTTTCATATTAAGAAAGGTAATAAGTTTGCCATTATTTACAATGAAAATGTTTATAATAGAAGATTACGTTTTACGTTAGCTCATGAATATGGGCATTATATTATGCAACATGACGGTATGAGTTATAAGAGCACACCTATTTTTCATGACGCTCAACGCACTCGTATTGAGGAATATGAAGCAAATTCCTTTGCCTCTTGTTTGTTATTCCCTCTGGATATTCGATACAAATATCGTAATGTATTAAATATAGGTGATGTAGCAGATATGTTCAAAATAAGTTATCAAGCTGCAAAAGTAGCATTAGACATCTTTGATGAACATATGGATAGTGGTTTAGAAGAACACATATCTATGTTTGAACATAGGCACATGGAAACATATATATCATTTCTCGATGAAATGCTCGGCGAACAATTAGAAGAGTATAACCATATAATGAGGGCTGAATACGGATATTAAAAATCATTACGGCAAATACTTAATTATGTTTGATCCGTTCCAGGTTTTTAAATATATAGAGAAAGAATAAGGAGATAAAAAATGAAAATCAAACTATTAGGAACATTAGCATTATCATCTACATTATTACTCACAGCATGTGGACAAGAGGATAATAAAAAAGAAGAAAATAACAAAGTAAGTAAAGTTAATGAAAACAAACCTATTTTTAAGAATAATACTTTAGTTTTGGACCAAGCTATTTTAAAAATTGAAGATATATCTATTGTTCATGACAAAGACGCTAATGAAGATTTATTAGCTTTTAAGTATGAAGTCAAAAACAAATCTGACAGTCAAGAAATCACGCCTCTCAATGTATGGATTGCTGCTTTCGAAGCCATACAAGATGATGAGGATACAGAAAGTCAATTAGAAGTGGGTGTTACACCTAATACAGGTAAATATGAATCATGGAGCGAACACTCTATGGACACAATTAAAAAGAATGGTTCAGCCAAAGGAATTATTACCTACACTTTAAAAACTAAGAACGATGTTGTACTTAAAGCAAAACAAGGTGTTAACGGTAAAGAGCTAGGTCAAAAACGTATTAAAATTGATGATTTGAAAAGAGAAGACTATTCATTAACTCAAGATATTGCAAAGTAACCCCCTCCACTCTGGGGCGAAGGAGGTAAGAAATGGAATTTAAAAATTGGAAAGTTAATCTTAATGGAAAAGGTTCATACAATATTGTAACTAATGAAGATACTTTGATAATTTTACAAAATTATCAACACGTTGAAATAGCTTTAAAATTTGAAAACGAAAATATTCAAGTTAAATCTCTAGGATACGGACAAAACTTGAATATCAATCCTGTTACAAAAGAGATAACTATAAATGTAACTGATTTATTAGAAGATGATGAGTAGGTTAAAGGAGGTTGAGGATGGAAAGAGAGTTATATAATAAGTTGATTAAAAAGATTAAAGTTTTTGAAAATAATATAGTTAATATTCCTATGGTTGGTGAACAAACCAAACATAAATTGTTCCATGTTATTGATGATACAGAAAAATTCACACTTATAATAAATAAAGGCGGGCATAGAAACCCTCATAACTTAACTATTTTGTTAAATAGCATTAATTATAAAAGTAGTATGATTAGATTTGATGTCAATGGAAGCGACCATGCCAACCCACCAAATTATGAAAGAATACCCACACCACATATACATATCATTACTGATGAATATGATAATGGTGGTATAGCTATTCCACTAAAAGAAATAAAAAATATAAAATTAGTGGACAAACTTATGGACTCCTTGGATTTTTTCATGGATTACACTAATATAAAGAATGATAATGTTATAATAGAACCAAATTTACTGTAATAGAAAAAGGAGTGATAATAATGGAAACTATCGAACAAAGGATGAATGATTATTTTAACTGGTTAAAACAAAGTTATAAATATAAAGAATTAGATAGTTCTACAGAAATTACTACTCCTTTCAAAAATAATCTAAATGACTATATCAGAATATATGTGGATTTACTTCCTAATGATGATATTAGACTATCCGATGATGGCTTAACTTTTAATGAACTAGAAATGTTTGGAATAGATGTTAATACTAAAACTAGAGAAAAACTGATTCAAAACATTTTAAATCAGTTCAACCTTAAGTTATATAACGATGAAATTATTGCTGATGTAACAAATGAAAGTTTTGCTCAGTCTAAACATAACTTACTCCAAGGTATATTAAAGATTTATGATTTAACACTAACTTCAAAGTCAAACGTTTCAAACCTTTTCTATGAAGATGTATTTAACTTTTTATATGATGAAGAAATCGTAGGATCCGCAAAGGTATCAGTTGCAGGAGAATCCGGCATAAAATACTCTATCGATTATATATTGCCTGGAACAAAATCTAAGCCAGAAAAACTTATTAACTTTGCAAATAATTTAGATTTCAATAAAGTAACCAATGAGGTTTATATGTATAGAGATGTCAAATCTAATAGACCTTCTAAGAATAATTTAATGCCAAGTATGATTATCATAGCTAATGATATAGATCATCCTGTTAATGATAAAGCTCGTCAGGCTGCAGAACATGAAGATCTATCAATATTATATTGGTCAGACAAAGAAAATATTATTTCAACTTTAACAATTTGATATTTTTAGGGTACACCACCGTACCCTTATTATTTTTTTACCTTTTTTGAGGAGGAATGAGTAAAAATGCCAGTATATAAAGACAATAGTACAAGCAAATGGTATTTTTCTATCAGATATAAAGATGTTTACGGTAATAACAAGCGTAAAATGAAACGAGGTTACAGTACTAAAAGAGAAGCTAAATATGCAGAAGCTGCGTTTTTAAATGATATTAATGAAGGTTATAGCGATTCGAATACCTTCGACTATGTGTTCAAGCATTATTTAGAGCATAGTGACTTAAGACCTAAAACTAAAAAACGTAAAATCAATGAATATAACAGACACTTTAAAAATAAGTTCGGTCACATTAATATGAATAAGATTACTCAGAATCAATGCCAAGAGTTCCGAAAGTATCTAATGGATAATATTCCTTCCACTAACACCGCACGCACAATATGGTCTGGGTTCAAAGTAGTTATCAACTACGCTAAAAAATATTTCGGTTTGCGTATAGATCCTACTATCTCAATCAAACCGATTCCACGTGTTAAACCTAAACCAAAATATATGTTAAGAGAAGAATTTGATGAGCGTGTAAAAGAAGTGGAGGAACAAGATTATCAAGAATTATTTAAGTTGATGTTTTATACCGGGTTGCGCATTGGAGAAGCAATGGCGTTAGTATGGACAGACTTTAATAAATATAAAAAAGAGATATCCATAGACAAAACTATGGACATCTCTAATCGGACTATATATCCCAGAGCTAAAACTGAAAGCTCTGAAAATATTGTCCCCTTACCTAAATTTATTAACCAAATGTTAGCTGATCGCTACCAACGCGAAAAAGCAGCTAACAAATATTTTGATGAACGTAACTACTTTATTTTCGGTGGAATAGCACCTAAACATTATAGTCATGTTCATAAAAAATTTCAAAAGGCTTTCCCACATTATAACATACACACACTGAGACATTCTTACGCATCATATCTTGCAAATAACGGTGTAGATATATTCGTTTTACAGTCACTCATGAGACACGCTCAAATCACTGAAACGATGGGCACTTACAGCCATTTATACACCCAGAAAAAGCATGATGCGATAGCCATTTTTGATGAGTAA